ATGGGTTCGCCAAGGTCGCAGTCGCGGTAAAATCCTTTGACTTGAAGCCGATGGATGTCGTTCTTGGTTTTGCGCATAATGTGCGTGACGCGCTCGGCTGTCCGCGCCCCAGAAGCACCATACGGAATAATGACATCTTCAGCCGGGATGAAAATTGCGGTTTCGCGCCCCAATCCGGGGTCGTAATACACTTTCTTGAAAGCAGATCCCGATAAACCAAGATTAAACAACAACCGCTCATGCTCAGGCCGATACTCAGGGATGGTTTCTGTCAGCCTGTAGTTCATGTCATCACGGACACGCTCCGCTGCATCCTCTTTTTCTTTGGTAATCTGGCCGATGATCTCCGTTTTCACCGGACCCCGGGCGGGAAAGGTCTCAATGATCATTTCCGACTGAAACCGCACCGCCGCTTCCGTCAATAAAGTGGAAAATACCCCACAAGCACCATTCCACGGCTCCGTCCTCTCCTCATACTTCATCCCCAACACCTCAAGACCCTTGACATACATGTCTACCCAGTCTTTTCTTGAGGAAATGTCCGCATCCAACTCCGACATCAACTCCGTTGCAAGAGTCTGCAACTCGTTTTCGGTCATAAATTCCGCTAAATTGTCATCAAACTCGGGGCATTCCTCGTCAACCGCATCCAAAACCACTTCCAAAGACTCAATTTCTACAGGTTCTTCAATGACAATCTCAATTTCGTTGTTCATTTGGTGTCCTAATAGTAAATTTTGCGCTGTTTTATGGGCGTTTCGTCGTTTTCATCCGTCATTAGCCGCAAAAAACCACCCTGGCGGAAGCGAATCAACGCCTGAACACTGCTATCCACAAGGTCATCATGCTCCGCATTCGGAAAAGCCGCCATCTGTTCTACGACTTCATCAGCCCACCGCGTGTCTGGACGCCATACTTTACCCGATTTAAACAAATCTGCAACCGAATTGATCCGCACAAACTTGTCGTTCCCACGCACCGGAGTGTACTCTGATACAGGAACCCCAATCTGACGCATCTCAAACACCAACGGCGCACCCGCAGCCTTCGCCTCAATAATACACGCGTCCGGCTCCCAGTACTTGTACAACTCCAAAGCTTTCTCTTTCAATTCAGGGAATTCCATGCGCTTTTGAAAGGAATCTAACAAGATGATGTGGGCGTCTTTTTTGTCTTCATCTTTGTAAAATACGCCCCAAGTCGTACATGCTGAGTAGTCTGACCGTTCGGATTTGGTAAACGCTGTATCCCAGCTTTGTATCACAAACTCACACTTGGGTGGTTCGTCTTTTTCCCACATCATCCACCATTCGCGTTTAACAATTGCGCCTTCCTCGCCCGTGGGCATCTGTTGGTACTGGGCGTTCCACTTGCCAACAGGCAACTCTAAACGTAAAGATTCCAACTCTTCAATCGACCAAAATTCGGGCCACAACGGCTTGCCGCTCGGCAAAATTGCAGGCAACTCAATCAACTCCCACTCTTCCTTACGATCCCTTTTCAACGACTCACGAATAATCCTCCCCGTAAGATCTCTCTCATTCCATCGTGTCATCACTATGACTATAGCTCCGCCAGGTTGCAGCCTTTGCCGCACACCCGAGGTATACCATTCGTAGACCTTGTCGTACACAGACGCATCGTTACCAAAAGCTTGCTGCTCGGAGTGCGGATCATCAATGATCAACAAGTCCGCACCCTTCCCCGTAACAGTTCCCCCAACACCAATAGCAAAGTATTCGCCGTTGTAGTTGGTCGCCCAACGGCCCGCAGCCTTGCTGTCTTGCCGCAAAGACACATTAGGAAACACCTCAGCATAGTAGTCACTTGCTATCAGGTTCCTTACCTTTCTCCCAAAGTTCACCGCTAAGTCAGCCGTGTTGGAACTTTGGATAATTTTCTTCTCAGGAAACTTTCCTAGAAACCAACTGGGTAACAGGTAACTTGCAAACTCACTTTTTGTATGCCGAGGAGGAAGGTTGATGATGACTCTCTTTACTTTGCCGTCGATAATTTCTTCAAACTTCTTTGCCATAAGTGCATGATGGCGGCCTAAAATGAACCCGGGCCACATCTTCTTTACATACGCCATAAAGGATTTGTGACACTTCTCGCGATCCACCGCCGTGCGGTAGGCCATGATTTGATCTAAAAATTTCTTCTGCTCCGATAACGGCATCGACAGAAGCAGTTCGTCGAGCTTTACCATCCGTCTAAATACTTATACCGTAAAAACCGGGGAGTCGCTGAACGACGCTTGTACTTTGAACCCTTGCGGCGATAGCGCGGCTTCAACGCCCCAATCTTCTCCAAATCATCCACAATCCTCTTGGTATTCGCTAATCCCATCTTGCCACGCAAATAGGCAATCTCCCTCAACGAAGGCCCATACTCATACTTCTTCCAAAACTCCTCAATGATGAGATACACCTCCCTCTGAACTGGCGTCATCTCGACCCTCGGTGGTTTAATTTCCATAACGCTATAAAGCTACCTGATAACGTTATCAGGTTTTTTTAGTACTATTCTGTATCACGACCACGGACCTCGACCAGCAAGGCGTCTACATCAATGACCTCATCAGACATGCCGCGCAGCGTGTCAGTGATCTGCTTCTTCAACAACTCTGGATTCAACACATGCTCCACCGTCTTCTTCTCCGTAAACGCGGCGACCTCCGTAATCTGACCTAAAGCCTTAATCGCCTGCACCCGAGTGTTAGGACTCACACTCTCATCAATCACTAAATTCACCAACGATTGAATCACCAACTGCCGCAAATACTGCGGCGTCCGAATCTCGGCGGCCTCCATCGCCATCTTGTACGCCTCAATCTCCTTCTGGATAGCAGGCCTCATCTTCATCCTCCCCTTGTGCCCATACGTCTCTAAATAAGCCTGCGCCTGAGAATACCCCTGCGCAACCATCTTCGCAAACCTCCTCTGCTTAGGCGTCAACTTCACCGACGTCAATATCCTCTCCATCGGTATCGTATCCAACGCCTCCCGAATCTGCGCCCTCGATAACCTTAACTCCTTCGGCATTATCGCCATACCCCCCCCACTTTCAACCCCAAAAAACACCCCGGGGTACTCCCCAAAAACTATACCACACCATAGGAACAAACTTCAAGACACCCCGGGGGCTGTTTGAAAGAAAACTATCTGGAGGGTGGTTGTTTGAGAGAAAACCATCTGGAGGGTGGTTGTTTGAGGGGAATAGTATGCAATACACGCGGGGCCGCGCATTGTGCGCTTGGGGGGTCCACCTCCGGTGGGGTCTTGGCTTACCCTGTGCAACAACCCCTGCCCCATAGAACCATCGCATAGCACAATCGATCCGTACTAACCGACCCCAGGAGCACGCGCTGCCGCTCGTCGGGCAATACCGACCGCTCAGGTCCAAGTGTGGCCAATACCGACCGCTCATACCCGTACAGCTACCGCTCGTCAGCGCGTACCGGGCATTTGCGACTTTCGTAGGGGAGAGCGGGATTGTGGGCGGAGGATGATCGAATTCCCCAATCAACTCAATTATAGGACATATAATGGAAAATCTACTCGCTGATAGTAGATTTCTGGAATTCGTTTGACTCAAACCGATAACTGTAAAACGACCGGGGCTCCGGCCCCTTTTTTGGAGCACGAATATGGACGACACGTTTCACATTAACCCAAATTCCCGGCTCGCTCACGAGGCGGCGGAGGAAGTCAGAGGGATTTCGCAAGACACATGGGTGGCCGTCCGCGGCCAAGTGTTCAACGAACACAAAATTTTTTATGGGGTGTTTGCGTTGGCGAAGGGCGACCACCCTTCTCGGTATATGTGGAAATGCGATTTAGCCGGCGATTGGCTGGCAGAATACGAGAAATCTATCGCCGAATCGGGCGTTGACTAACCGGGGAACCCTACAGCCCCCCACGGGGGGCATGGAGCAAATCATGACACACACCGAACGCGAACTCGCGCTCGGCGCGGAGCTTATCGCGCCCGAAAATATAGCCGTGAAGATTCTCCCCATACCAGGAGGGCATCAAGTAGCCGCCACTGACCTTGACAGCGGTCAGCCTATTGGCACGGTCACATTCAAGAAAAAGAACGCTGCGCTCGCTTATGCCCTCAAATTCTTTTTTGATCCATCAGTAACGAGGTGATTATGAACATTCAAGAGGAATTGGCCGCCGAATTTCGATCAAGATATGCAGTCCGACTGCGAAGCGATATCAACGGAAACCCTCGATTTTGCGTCCATTGGACATTTCTTGAGGGCACCAGGGATCCAGGATATGACATTATGCATCGATACGAACGGGTTCTAAAGCAAGCCAGAAAACTAGGGGGAAGAAAACACCACACTAAAAGATTTGGTGGTGGAGTGGTTTTCCAGTGTTACGAAGTCGAACTGCCTGCAATTATTGCAGAATTGAGGAGGGTTTTAAAATGAAGATACAATATAAATCAAGCGTCTACACCCCGGCGGGTTGGAGAAGTGTCGTGATCGAGGCTTCCGCAACTCAAGTTAGCCCGGGCTTTGCAACGATTGATAAAGTGATTTCAATCGACGGCGAAACTCCTCAACATAGCATGAGCAGAACCGGCGCGAACCGTCAAAGATACTCCGGCATTAGTGTCGCAGCGCGTGAAGTTGGATCGCGCAAACGACTTAGTGCGTGTAGTTTACTTTAACAGCAAGGGGCTCCGGCCCCTTTTTTGGAGGTTTTATGATCTACATTGGAAACGCCTTTAGTTTAAACATGGTTCCAAGATCACTGCTCCAGGCAGTGAGATTTCAACCCATTGACGACCCGGATACATGGCCCGATGTTTGGGTGGTCGGGGCGCACTCGATCGTCGGCCATCCCGACACTGCTCGACTGCTCGGGGTCGAGTGCAACCGCCAGAGTGTTCTGCTACGGCCACCGGATGAACTGCTCGTCGCGCAGTACATCGGCCCGCGCCTCCCCGAGGGCTCGACCGAACTGCCCGAGGGCGCTCGGATCGAGTGGGTCCGGGTCTACTTTGAGGAGACCGACCGTGGAAACTGATCGAATCGTGTTTGTCGGACTCGTAATCTGCGCAGCAGTACTGTCCGCGCTGATCGCCTCCGGGATCATCCAACTGTAACCCTACCGCCCCCTCAGGGGGCATGGAGAACTTATGCATACCTCTTGGCAGTATTCCGTCCATCCTGATAAACCCCTCGGGCTCATCGTTGACCTTGAGGGTTACACTGTTGTGGAGTTACTAGCAACAGAAAATACAACAGCCGCAAGTGATCTGCGCAGCAATGCGCGACTGATCGCTGCCGCGCCTGACCTTCTGAAGGCACTGCAAGACCTTACCTCTTATTTCGGCCCTGACACCGACAACGGGTTAGACGAACTGCTGACAAACGCCCGCGCTGCCATCGCCAAAGCGAGGGCATGACCATAATTCCTATGGGAACAATGGAGGTACAATGTACTTGATGCTAAAGCCGGACCGTAACGGCAACTCCCGGACCGCCGTCCACTGGACAACTCTGCTTCCGGAATGCGCCAACTACGGTTGGCTTGTGGACCGCCGCGCACGGGCGAAAGCCGCCGCCCACCGATTCGGCGGTCGCGGATACCGGGGCTCCCTTAACGGCGAGCGCGGCTGGATGGTGTTCCAATCAAGCTTGGATGACATCCAGACCGTGGTAAATCTCATCCATCAATATCTGGAGGCGCACTATGATGACCGCTAGTTTTCTTTCCAACCCGGGAGAGGACGTTACTTGGGGCGCGCTCGATGCCCCCGGGGTTCTGGCAGCAGGATCACATTACAAGTACACCTGCCCGTCGGGGGAGTTTGCCATGCCATCGTCCTGCCGCCGCGAACGGCTGGACGATGTTTGCGAGTACTTTCACACGTTCTGGAGGAAAGTTTATGTTGCAGCTTAGATACATACAAGATGAGATGCATGGTTGGATCGGGTTTCCAGAGATCCTGCTCGATGCGTATGACGTTAAACCATCCAGTTTCAGCTACCGCGACCCCGCCGGGGTTTGGGTAGACGGCGCTGGCCGCGAGTACCTCGGTATGGTCTGGCTTGAAGAAGACTGCGACGCCCCGCGCCTACTGGCCGCGCTGCGCCGCGCCAATATCCCATTCACTGTGAAAGAAGAGCTTCACCGAGGCGACAGTCCGATACGACTGTTGCCCCGGGTATGACAAGGCTATTCTTCCGTCTTGCAGTTACACTCATCAGTCTGTGGACACTGATACGAAGACGGAAGTAAAGCTGTTCTCGATTTACCTCGTCGAGCGCGACGGAACTGTCGAAGCTTACGCAATTGCAAAAGGCCAAGGCTGCGCCGCCGCGCTCGGCGTGCAGATTCTGCAAAACCTGCGCCAGGTTCCCGGCGTCCAGGTCTACAACGTGCGCGTCGTCAAAAACAGCGACTGAGCATCTTCATCTCGATCTGCCGCACCCTCTCCCGCGACATCCCCTTCTCAAACGCAATCTGCTGCAAGGTCTTGCCGTCCGCACGGTCGCGCATAATCTCCCAATCCCGCCGCCAATTCTTGTCCACGCGACTCAACATCATCGCGTGATACTCTTCATAAGTCATCATACTAAACCCCCAAAGATGCAGTCAATGCCATTCCCGC